TGTTCTCGCTCGGCTGGATCAGCATCGACGCCGTCCGCATCCCCATTCCCCGCGTCACTGCCGAGCCGCTGCAGCTCTTGTATCTGGCCGGCGCTGTATGGGCCCTCAAGTAATTGCCGCCCGCACCCGTGAGCGTATCACTCAATGGAGGCTCACCCGTGAAGCAGATCATGAAAGACCTGTTCGGAGACCTCAGCCCGTGGGGCCGCCTCTGGCTCTACTTCGGCGTCTTCGCCCTCATTGCAGCGTCGTGGATGTCCTTCATGGTCGGGCTCAAGATGACGCTCGCTCATGCCCTGTTCCTCGTGATTCTGTCGTTCGTCGCGGCGTTCCTGCCCGTCACGGCTGAGTTCATGTGGCAGCGCGGCCGAAAAGTCATGGCCGTCGTGCTCGGCGCCCTCTGCATCCCGCTGCTCGCCATCGAGTTTGGCCAGCATGCAGCCTACACCGCCGGCATTCGCGGCCATGACCTCGCCGTCACCCGAGTGCAGAACGTCAAGCACAAGGGCGCACAGGACAACGTCGACGAACTGCGAAGCCAAATCGCATTCTGGAACAAGCGCCGCGCCGACCTGATCCAGCAGAACGGTTGGACCGCATCCGTGACGGCTGATGCTCTTCGCGCCCGCATGGCCAGCCTGAACCTCGCGATCGATCAGGAAGCCGCCCGCGGGGGCTGCAAGCAGCGCTGCCTCGCCCGCACTCAAGAGCGCGACGAGGTCGCCTCTCGCATTGCCGTGCTCGAGGAAACCAAAGGGCTAGACGATCGGATCAAGCACGCTACGGCCAAGGTCGAGGAGTTGCGCGGAAAGGCGGCAACGGTCGAGTTCAAGTCGAGCCAGACCGAGCACATGAACGCCTTCCTCTCCAAGGCGGTCGCCTTTTTCGGGCAAGGCGAGCTTCAGCCCGACGCGAGGACAGAGGAAGGCACGCAGCTTTCCGCTAATCTCGCCATGGCACTCGCCGGCACTGGCCTTCCCGCGCTGTGTTTCTTCGCCGCCGGCTTGTTCCGCCGCAAGGACGACGAGTCCACCAGCAGTGTTGCACGTGAAACAGCCAACACCACAGCAACAGTCGCCAAGACTGAGCACATGAGCCTCGGCGATGCTGCTGCACTCATGGCGAACATGAAGGCCACGGCATGACTCGTCTGTTTCCTTTGCCCAAAACCGTGCTGGAGCGCTGGAACGGCATGAGGGCAGCCCTTGATGCAGCAGCGTCCCCCTTCACCGGCAAGCCCGCGCTGCCTCTGTCCGTCATGTACCTGCACGAAATAACTGGCGCAGAAGAGGCCCTAGACCGCGCAATGAGCGAGGTACGCAAGACGGTGCCTGAAATCCCGATTCGTGGCGCGTTCGTTCTCAAAAACGGCGAGCCCATGTGCGAGGTCACTTGGTGGCAATCGGTAGGGAAGGCCACGTCTACTACAGAAGTCACAACTTGAATTCATGAAACGAAAATCAAGATAATCAAGATGCACGGTGGAAAGCGGACAGGGGCCGGACGGCGAAGAGGATCGACCAACACCAAGACCGCAATCGAGCGTGCTGCGGTGCGTGAGAAGGTGGAGGCGATCAAGAGCGAGGGCGATCTTCCGTTGGACGTGCTGCTGCGGATCATGCGCACGTCCAAGGACGAGACCGTCATCATCGACTGCGCCAAGGCGGCGGCCCCGTACATCCATCCCAAGCTCGCATCTGTCGAGCACAAGGGCGACCCTGACAACCCGCTCGGCATCATGATCGCAACCGGCGTCCCGAATGCAACGGCAGACGACACAGACGACCGGCCGCAGGCTCATTGATCTGGGCTATCGGCCCCGAGAGCAGTTCATCGAGTTTCATCGGCGCCGGCAGAGATGGGCGTGTCTCGTCGCCCACCGACGCGCTGGAAAGACCGTCGCTTGCGTGATGGACCTCGTCGATAAGGCTCTCAGGTGCCAGCAGAAGGATGGCCGCTTTGCCTACGTCGCCCCGCATTGGAACCAGGCCAAGGACGTTGCCTGGCTTTATGTGAAGAGGTTCACGGCGCCGATCCCCGGTGTAAGGCTCAACGAGAGTGAATTGTTCGTCGAGTTTGAGCACAACAAGGCGCGCGTTCGATTGGCCGGCGCCGACAATTACGACCGGCTCCGCGGCGCGTATCTCGACGGAGTGATACTCGACGAGTACGGCGACATGCACCCGGCTGCATGGCCAGAGGTCATTCGCCCCATGCTCGCAGATCGTAAGGGCTGGGCCACGTTCATAGGCACACCCAAAGGGCGCAACGACTTTTTCGATGTGTGGGAGCGCGCAAAGTCGTCGACTGACTGGTTTCGCCTGATGCTTCGAGGTTCGGATAGCGGCATTATCGACGACGACGAATTGCAGGGCATTCGCGCCGAGCTATCGCCTGAACAATACGAGCAGGAAATCGAGTGCAACTTTAACGCGGCGATCCTCGGCGCCTACTACGGCAAAGAGATCGTGGAAGCCGAGCGCGCCAACCGCGTGCGGCCGGTGCCAGTCGATCCAACCGTGCCAGTCCACGCCGCGTGGGACTTGGGTATCGGGGACAGCACTGCGATCTGGTGTTTCCAGATGGTCGGCGGCGAGATCAGGTTCGTTGACTATTACGAGGCGCACGGTCAGCCACTTGCTCACTACGCAGCCGAACTGAAAGCCCGCGGCTATCACGGTGACGATTGGGTGCCGCATGATGCCAAGGTGCGCGAGCTGAGCACGGGCCGGACCAGAGTTGAGACGCTGCAGCAGTTACAACGCAAGCCGCGTCTGGTGCCAGATCACAAGGTAGAGGACGGCATCAACGCCGCCCGCGTCTCGTTTCCGCGCATGTGGTTCGACGAGACGCGCTGCAAGTACGGGCTCGAGGCGCTGCGCCAGTATCGCACCGAGTTCGACGAAAAAGCCAAGGTGTTCAAGAACGCGCCTAAGCACGACTGGACGAGCCACGCTGCTGACGCCTTCCGATACGCCGCCATGGCCTGGCGCGAGATTGTGCCGAGAGTTGAGGTCAAGAAACCGACCGACCACGTGCTCAAGGTAGATCACACCGGCCGCATCCGTTCCAACATGAGCGTCAGAGAGATCATCGAATTGAAGCGCAGGAAGAAATCGATCGATGGCTGAGACCTACGACGGCCAGATGATCGAGACCGAAGCCAAGGCTATTGAAACCGGCATGGCGCCGGTCGATGTCTGGCTGCGGCATATCGAGAAGTCGAAAGACGACGAAAAGGAATGGCGCGAGCAGGCAGAGCGCGCGATCGAGATCTATGAGGCCGGCGACCCTGGCACGGCGCAAAGCGGCAAGACCGCATTCAACATCTATCACAGCAACATCGAGACGATGGTGCCGGCGGCGTATAACTCCACGCCCGTTCCTGACATCCGCCGCCGCTATGACGACCCGGACCCGACATCTAAGCTTGGCGTCGACATCATCGAGCGCGCTATCAGCTATGCGGTCGATCAGTACGAGTTCGACACCACCATGCGCGACGTGGTCCGCTCGGCGCTGACGGCGGGTCGCGGTGTGCCGCGCGTGCGCTACAAGCCGCAGATGCGCGAGGAGATGGACCCTCAAACGCAACAGCCCGTCGAGGTGATCGGCTACCAGGAAGTTACGTGCGAAATCGTCGCGTGGGATCGGTTCATTCGCGGCCCTGGCCGGACATGGGACACGATCCCGTGGATCGCTTTTGAGCACGACCTGACAAAAGACGAGATTGACCAGCTCACAGGCGGCGACACTGAAGTCACCATGAGCGAGACGGATGCCAATCGGGATCGCGAGCTGAAAGCCAAGCCCGACGCCGGCATTTTCAAGACGACTAAGGTCTATGAGATCTGGGACAAGCGCCGCGAAGTCGTGGTGTTCATCCGGGACGAGGCCAAGTCAGAGCCGCTGAAGGTCGAGCGCGACCCGCTGAAGCTGCCCGGCTTCTTTCCCGTGCCGAGGCCATTGCAACCGATCTGGCGTCTCAGCGGCATGACGCCGGTCTGCCCCTATGAGGTCTACCGGCAGCTGATCGAAGAGCTGGACATCGTCACCAAGCGCATCAACAAGCTGGTGAAGCAGCTTCGCGTAAAGGGCCTGTACGACTCGGCAATGAAGGCCGACTTCATCAAGCTGCAGACGGCCGACGATGGCATTTTTGAGCCAGCCGAAGAGGCGACCAAGTTTGCCCAAGGCGCAGGCGGCATTGAGAAGGCCATCTTCCAATGGCCGATTGAGACAATCGCGGGCGTTGTCGAAAAGCTTTACCAGCACCGCGACAAGATCATCGAAACGATCTTTCAGGTCACGGGCCTGTCCGACATCGTGCGCGGGCAGAGCCAAGCGAGCGAGACGGCCACGGCGCAGCAGATCAAGGCGCAATATGCGGGCTTGCGCATCCAGCACTTCCAAAAAGAAGTGGCCAGGATCGCTCGTGATCTGTTCCGCATGAAGGCGGCGATCATCTGCACCCACTTCACAACTGAAAACCTGCAGGTGATGACGGGATTGCAGGTTACGCCGGAAGCCGAGCAGTTGCTCAGGTCTGACGCGCTCCGCTCCTATCGCATTGACATCGAGACGGATTCGACGATCCGCGGCGACGTCGGCCGCAAGCTTGAGCAGATGTCGCAGTTCATCCAAGGCACGGCATCGTTCGCCCAGGCTATCGGCGGCGTGGTGCAGCAGGCCCCGCCACTGTTGCCGATGTTCACCGAGGTCTATGCATCGTTCGCCCGCCAGTTCGACTTGGGCAAACAGGCCGAAGACGCGCTCGACCAAGTCAGTCAGACGATGCAGCAGTTCGTTGCGCAGCAGCAGCAGGCCGCATCTGGGCCGTCTCCAGAGCAGCAGAAGGCTGAGATGGACAAAGCCGCACGCCAAGACGAAATGGCCATGAAGCGCGAGGGCCACCAGCTCGATATGCAGATGAAACAGACGGAAATGGCCTTCAAGCAGCAGGGCCTTGAGATGGACATGGCTGCCAAGCAGCGGGCCGCCGAGATTGATGCGGAAAAGATGGTGCTCGGCGCGCAGGTGGCACAGCAGAAGGCGCAGATGATGCCGCAGAAAGGGATGGCGTGATGGGCAACCCGTTTATGAGCTTAGCTGTGCGGAACCGTGCCGAACCGATCGGTTGCATATTCTTTGGCAAGAGCGAAATCGGCGCAATTTACCGAATGCGCATTATGTCCAACAGTGGACGCACTGCCATCAAACAACGCGACAACGAAGAGAAAGATCGTCGGAGTTTGCGGGGGCTGAACCCTCACAACGTGCGCCGTCGCCGATGCAAAGTGAAGTTGAAGGCAGATCGCGTGCGGGTCGCATGGTCGTGCGTTGTCTATAATGTTCGGTTCGGCGTGTTTGCGCCCAAGGATGCGCTGCGGGCAACCCAGCGTCTCTATCCAACAAGATTATCAGCCCTAGAAGAAATCAACCGATTGGGATTTACGGTTCAATGACGCGCTATGTCTGGGACAGTCAGTCTTTCATCTTCCGCGACCGCAAGACGGGCGAGCCCATGCAGGTCGCAGACGACAACGCGATCTGCATGCCGGTAGTCCGCTCGGACATCCCCGAATATCGCAGCCCCATCGACGGCAAGCTGATCACGTCGCGCTCGCATCGTCGCGAGGATCTGGCGCGGAATGGTTGCGTCGAGATGGACCCGCCCAAGCGCCCGCGCGGGTTCAAAAACAAGCGGTTCACCAAACGGCACAGCCTGCCTTACCTCTGAGGTCTCATGTCACTCGAAGCTGAAGTTGTCGAGCCAGTAGCCGAAGCGCCAGCCGCGCCCGCCCCGGAAACGCCGGCACCTGCGCCAGAAGCCAAATCGGAGCCGCAAAGCGAGGGCGACAAGGCCGCAGCGGCAGAAGCCGCGCTTGACGACGATCTGCGCAAGGTGTTCCGCAGCACCAATCGCGAGCGCGACGAGAGCGGCAAGTTTGCGCCGAAGGACGGCAAGGCCGAAGCTCCGCCCGTTGAGGAGGCCAAGCCCGCAGAGGTGGCTAAGCCTGCCGTGCCGCCCCCGCAAAGCTGGACGGCTGACGCCAAAGCGCACTGGACCAAGCTGCCGCCCGATGCACAAGCCTATGTGGCACAGCGCGAAGCCGACGCACACAAAGCAATCAGCCAACTCGGCCAGACGGTGAAGAATTTCGAGCCCTTGGCCAAGGTCATCACGCCCCACGCTGACCGCATCGCAGCCGTGGGCGACACACCAGCCGCCTATATCGAAAAGATGTTTGCGGCTGATCAGTTTCTCATGCGTGATCCCGTCAACGCCATCAAATGGCTGGCGGACAGTTACAAGGTCGATCTCTATGCGCTGGCCGATCCGTTCGCGTCGCCAGTCGATCCGCAGTCACAGCAGCACAATGCCCAGCTGTCGGCCGCGTTTCAAGAAATCGACCAGCTTAAGCGTATGCTCAACGACACGCGCCAGGTTGTTCACGGTCGCGAGACCCAGGAACAAATGGCTCGCCAGTCGCAGGTAGAGAGCACGATAGAGAGTTTCGCAGCCGACAAGCCGGATTTCGACTCGTTGGAGACGGAAATTCTCACACTCATCCCAGCCGTAAAAAAGAGCAAGCCCGACCTGTCCCACAAAGACGTGCTGCAAGAGGCTTACGACCGCGCCAGATGGGCCAACCCCGCCACGCGACAGAAGCTGATTGAGCAGCAGCGCACGGAGGCAGAGGCCAAACGGCTCGAGACGGCGAAGTCAGCGGCAGCCAACGCCAAGCGCAGCGCTGCCATCAACGTCAACGGTTCGGCCCCCGTCCGAGGTCTCCCCGTCCTCGAGGATGACCTGCGCTCGATCTGGCGCCGGAACCACGCCAACTAGGACCACTAAGCCATGCCTTCTCCAAACTCGACGTTCACCGAAATGGTGACGACCACGATGCGCAAGCATTATCGCAAGGTCGTGGACAACGTGACCGACAACAACGGCTTGTTGACCGTGCTCAAGGAGCGCGGGAACATCAAGACGGACGCTGCTGGCGGCTACGAGATCGCCCTCCCGCTCAGCTACGCCGAAAACAGCACGTATCAGCGCTATTCCGGCTACGACACGCTCAACATCGGCGCATCGGACGTTCTGTCGTCTGCCAAGTACGACTGGAGCCAGGTTGCGCTCCACGTCACTGCGTCCGGCCGCGAGCTTCGCATGAACAACAGCGAAGAGCGCATGATCAACCTCGTGAAGGCTCGCACGGACGTAGCGTTTGCCACGGCGGCGAACAACATGAGCGTTGATCTCTACTCGGACGGCGCGCTGTCGAACCAGATCGGCGGTCTCGCCCACATGATCACGAACGACGGCACCGGCACTGTCGGCGGCATCGTAGCCGGCACGTATACGTTCTGGAAGAACAAGTTCCAGGAAGTCGCGGGCGGCGACGTGGCGGTCGACGGCGCGGCCACGGGTACGGCGCTCACCTACGCCAACCTGCGCTCGGCGATGAACACCCTCTGGCTTGCCACCAATCGCGGCAACGACAAGCCGGACGTGATCGTGGCCTCGCACGACATGTACTCGCTCTATGAGGGCGGGCTGCAGGATCTCCAACGCTACGCTGACGCCAAGATGGCTGCGGCCGGCTTTGAGGCCCTGAAATACAAGTCGGCGTCGGTCATCTTCGACGACAACACCAACTTCGGCACCACGGCCGAGAAGATGTTTTTCCTCAACACCAAGTATCTATTCCTCATGGAACACCCGGACGCGCGGTGGACTGAGGATGACGAGAAGGTGCCCGTGAATCAGGATGCCGTGGTCATCCCGATCTATTGGATGGGGCAGCTATGCTGCTCGAACCGCTCGCTACAGGGCGTCCTGTTCGACGTGGCAACCTGATCCCAACTCTGACACGGAGCAACATTCATGACTATCAGCGCAGGAGCCCTCCTCACGGGCACGTGGACCTCATCTGAACTGCGGCAGGGCAGCGCGCACGGTGCCGGCGATCACTTCACCGGTCCGGACGGCAAAATCTACAAGTTCGTTCAGTACGACACTGGGGCAGGGTCGGTCGCTGCCGTTGCTGGCAACGTCTGCTACTACTACGCGCCGAGCGGAGCATCTGCTGGTGCCACAACCGTCGTTACGTCCGACCTGTCGGACTCGGCTGGTCTGGGCGCTGGTGTGCTGCAATCGGCTCCGGCCGATGGCGAATATTGCTGGATTCAGATCAAAGGTCCGGCAACCATCACCCCCGCTCTTACGGCTGGAGCTGACGGCAACGCGCTCACTGCAGTTGGCGCGACTGACGGCACGCTCGACGTGTCGGCGCTCGCGACTGACGCGATCGTTGCCTACGCGGTCGACGCTTCCGCGAAGATCATTTTCTGCGACTTCCCGTTCTGAGGTCACTAGGCCGGGGGCAATCACGCCCCCGGCCGCTTGCTTAAGGAAACACGATGTCCGCGCAAACCGCACCGTTTCGCATCATCAAGTTCTGGACCGAATACAAGCGTGCCGCTGGCGGCTTGAAGGAAATCGACAAGGTCGAATATTGCGCGGTCGGCATGGCGCAGAAGGCGACCACGGTCGCGCGCATCGCCGACCTGCGGCGCATTCGCGAGGCGCCCGATCCCGACGACGTGGCGTCAAACATCGCCCGCGATCGCTGGGCGTTCATCGAGCGGCACTACAACGCCTGGAAAGCCGGCCAAGCCACGCCCGAACATGGCACGCCGCTTGCCGCATGGCCTGGGATCACGGCAGAGCAGGCCGACGTATTCCGCACTGCGGGGCTCAGGGCTGTCGAAGACATTGCCCAGGCAACGGATAGCGTCATCAACCGCATCAACCTGCCCGGCGTGCGCGAAATCCAGAAGAACGCACAGCGGTTCCTCGAGGCGGCGGACAGCACCGCCATTGCCGACCGCATGGCAGAGAAGGACAAGCAGATTGCCTCACTGACGGCTGATCTGGAAGAGCTGAAGCAACTCATTTTGAGGCAGCAGGACGAGGACGAGGAAGAAGACAAGCCCAAGCGCCGCGGCCGGCCGCCGAAGGTCGCTGCCGATGAGGCGACTACGTGAGCAGTCTTGTCGATATCGTCGGGGACGTAGCCACGCGCATTGGCATTCACGTGCCGGCGGCTGTGGTCGGTTCGTCGGACCCGAACACGCGGCTGTTGCTTGCCCTGACACAACAGGAGGGGCGCGATCTTGCATCGCGTCACCCCTGGCAGGTGCTTACGAAGGAGAAGACGTTCACGGCCACAGCAACGGAAGAGCAGGCGAACGTCATCCCAGCCGATTTTGACCGGTTCGTCGACAGCACGTTCTGGAACCGCACTGAAAACAGGCTGGTGCTTGGCCCCGTATCGGCCGTGGATTGGCAAGCGCTCAAGTCGGATCGTATCCAAGCGGTCCACGACACATTCCGCCAGCGCGGCAATAGCCTCTACATGCTGCCGACGCCCACGGCCGGCGCCACGTATGCATTCGAGTACGTGTCGACGTATTGGGTCGGTCTGACAGGCTCGACGACGGCCACGCTCGATGAGTTCGCGGGCGACACAGATATTCCCTATCTCGATGCAGAGTTAATCCGGCTCGGCGTGGTGTGGCGCTATCTACGGGCGCGCGGGCTCGACTATGCCGAGGCGTTTCAGTCCTACGAGCTGGCCGTAAAGCGCAAGATCGGCCGCGACGGCGGCTCGCCTACGCTCAACATGAGCGGCCCGAGTGACCGTTATCCGATCCCGCGTGCCACGATTCCCGATGGGAGCTGGAATCTCAGCTAATGATGCTCGCGCCCGCTCGCACCAACTCAAATCGTAGACCTGTCGCGCGCATCATGCCGCTGCCGTTCCCAACGAAGGGATGGAACGCCAAGCTGCCGCTAGCGTCGATGCCGCAAGATTACGCTGTCGAGTTGCGCAATTGGTTCCCGCAGCCCGGTTATGGGGAGGTACGGCGTGGCTTTCAGCGGTGGGCGTGGTCGATCGGCGCCGACGTTCCCGTTGAGACGCTTATGGCGTGGCGCGGGCCTGCCTCGAGCAAGATGTTCGCCATCGCTGACGGCACCATTTGGGACATTACGCTTCAGCAGGCCGCGACATCGGCAGCAACGGGCCTGACGCTGTCACGGTGCCAACACGTTAATCACACGACATCGGCCAATCATTTTCTTTTTGTCGTCAACGGCCAGGACGCGCCGCAGCACTACAACGGCTCGGCGTGGGCAGCGCCGACGATAACGGGCGTTACCCCAGAAGATATCGTTCACGTCAACTCGCACAAAAAGCGGCTGTGGTTTACGCTGGTTGACTCGACGACGGCCTATTACCTCGGCACCGAAGCCGTTGCGGGTGCGGCAACAGCGTTTGCGCTTGGCTCGCTGTTTACGCGCGGCGGCTATCTCATGGCCATGGCGACGTGGACTAGAGATGGCGGCTCTGGATCAGACGATTACGCGGTGTTCATCTCGTCAGAGGGGCAGATCGCGCTTTACCAAGGCACCGACCCATCAAGCGCCAACACGTGGGCACTTGTCGGCACGTTCGATGTTCCGCCCCCGATCGGCCGGCGCTGTTTCTTCAAGTACGGCGCGGATCTGGGTTTGATCACGGTTGAGGGCGTGTTTCCGCTGTCGCAGCTCCTTTCTGTTGATCAGAGCCAATCGCAGCGCGTGGCGATGACGGACGACATCACGCCGGCATTTGCGACTGCGTTTCAGTCCTACGGCTCAAATTTTGGTTGGGAGGCGTGCGTCTATCCCAAAGGCACGCGGCTCATCGTCAACATTCCAACGGCCGAGAACAGCCAAGCCAAGCAATACGTCATGAACACGGTAACGGGAGCGTGGTGCGAATTCGATTCGCACAATGCCAATTGCTGGGTTGTGTTCGGCGACAATCTCTATTTTGGCGCCAACGATGGCACCGTTTACAAGGCGGACAGCGGATCAATCGACTACGATACCGAGATCGTTGCTGTAGGCCAGACGGCATACACGGCCGTAAAATCGCCGATGGTCAAGCAGTGGAAGATGGTTCGCCCGATCGTCACCACCTCCGGCTCATCGGTGCCGGAGGTTGGTGTGTCGGTGGACTTCCAAGAGACTGACAGCCTCGCAACCACGGGCGAGGCAACGGCGGCAACGGCGCGGTTCGACACCGCTGTTTTCGACGCCGCTGTGTTTGCGTCGGACAGCAACAACATCTCCGAATGGGTTGGTGTGACGGGGATAGGCGTCTTCGGCTCGATCAAGTTCAGGGGCGAGACCGGCGAAACAAAAACCGGCTCGACGTTGTGGGGCAGCGCCGTGTGGGGCGTGTCAAGCTGGGTCGAAAGCACGTCGGCTGACGAGATTATCCGCGTCAATGGCTTTATGTTGATGACTGAGGTCGGGGGGCATTTGTGAGGCTGGTGGCAGGCCACAACGACACGGTAAACGCCTGGATCAGTCATTTTCACGGGGCGGACATTCTGCACCGGCCGTCCGAGACGTTCGGCGTGATCGATGCGGATGGTGTGCTGCGCGGGGCTATGGTGACGTGGTTCAAGACCGATGCCACGGCCGAATTGAGCGTGTTTGGCCGAACATCGAATGATGTGTGGAAGGCTTACTTTAATTGGGTGTTCGCGCACATCCATCGCCTCGAGGTGCGCACCAGCCGGCGCAACAAGGCCGTTAAGAAAGCCGCGCCGAAGTTCGGCTTCGCTTATCAGGGGCCTGATCGTGACTACTACGGTCCAGGTGACGATGCGTTGGTGTTCTACATGACCCCCGACAAATGCAGGTGGATCAATCATGGGCTCGATGTTCAAGTCGCCTAAGGCGCCGGCACCAATGAACGTGGGCGCAGTCGGCGCGCAGCAGCAGCAGCAGAACACGGCCAACGCTTTTCAGCAGGCGGCATTCAACCGGCCGAACCAGTCCGATGCGTTCGGCAACACGTTGAACTATGCGCAAAGCGGCACGGATGCGCAGGGCAACCCGATTTTTTCCGTCAATCAGCAGCTCGGCCAGACCGGGCAGCAGATGGCGGGCGGGTTCGCTGGGCTTGGCCAAGCGTATTTCGATCAGGCGGCCAATCGTCCTGATCTGGGCTCCGGCGCGGCTCTTGATCGAGCCTATTCGGCAGCGACGGCCAACATCGAACCGCGGTTCCAACGCGCTAACGATCAGATGGTGAACCGCCTGCGCAATCAGGGCCTTGATCCGACCAGCGAAGCCTACAAGAGCCAGGCAAACGATTTGGCTTTGCAGCAGCACGAAGCGCGGAACAGCCTCTATTCTCAGCTCCAAGGCCAGATGTTCAACCAGGGCCTCGCTCAGCGCCAGCAGCAGATGGGCGAGCTGAACCCCGGTTTGCAGTTCGGCATGGGCACCACACGGCCGAACGTCGTCAACACACCGGGCGTAAACGTCGGCAACGTCGACTATGTCGGGCTGAACCAAGCCCGCTACGCTCAAGAAATGGAACAGTACAAACAAAAGCAAGCGGCGCGAAGCGCTGGTCTTGGCGGACTGGCCAGCTTGGGCGGAACGGTCATCGGCGGTGTGCTGGGCGGCCCCATCGGGGCATCGATTGGCAAGTCGCTTGGCAACGCACTTGGCGGCGGTGGGGGCATGGGTATGCCGGGCGGCGGTTCCGCATTCGCGGGCGATAATGACCCGGCGGGCTCATATTATTACTACGGGTGACGCAATTGTCTGACGCAACGCCTCTGACGCTGCGCTATAACAATCCGGGCGCGGTGGAGTTCAAGCCCTGGATGTCGGCCTACGGCGCAACGCTTGGGCCGAATGGCCGCTATGCGCAGTTTCCTGGCCCCGAGCAGGGCTATCAGGTCATGTCGCGCATTCTGGACACCTACCAAAACAAGCACGGCCTGAACAACGTCGCCGGAATCGTGAACCGATGGGCTCCGCCGCAGGTCGATAGAAATTCGACCGCGCAGTATATCGCCAACGTCTCGCGCTCGCTCGGTGTCGATCCCAACTCGCCGCTATCGCCCGAGCAGCGTCCTGGCTTGATGCGCGCCATGGCGGCTTATGAGGCCGGACGAGCGCCAGCACCTCTTGGCGGTGCGCCACAGCCTGCCGCGTCGAGTCCGCAGCCACAAGCCACATCTTCTGTCGGAGCGCGACCAATGTCGTCTACTGATTCCTATTGGAACCCGTCAACCGTCAATTGGAATAGGCAGTTTGGCGGCAATCTGATGCAGCAGGGCACTGATGCGTCGCCTGTTGGCCATTGGACGCAAGCGCTTGCGCGCGTGCTGCAGGGCGGCATGGGCGGCTATATGACGGGCCAAGCCAACAGGGCGGAATCGGCCGGCAAGCAGGGCGTGTCCGACATCTACCGCCAAGGGCTCGAGCGCGGCGACGGGATGAATAAGATCGCCGCGGCTCTTCTCGGCAACCCGTTCGGCGCGGAAGACGGTCAGAAGCTTGCACAGCAACACATGATGTTGCAGGCCAAGGGGCCAGAGCAGACCGAAGCACAGCGCAACTTTGCCTATGGTGTGAGGAACCCGGATTTTGCCAAGCGCGAAGTCGAGTTGAAGCAAGCCGCGCGCCCGCAGGTCAACATCGACCAGAAAGGCGAGACAACATTTGCCTCGGAGTCGGCCAAGGCGACCGTTAAGCGGCTCGACGAGAACATTCAGCAGGGCCAGACCGCGCGGGCGCAGGGCGCTGACATTGACCGGCTCGACGAGTTGTCGATGTCGATTGGCACGCAAGGCGCTGCCGCGCAGATCAAGGCCGCGCTTGGACCCTATGCCAACGCTCTCGGCATCAAGATCGACGGGCTGGACGAAGTGCAAGCTTTCACGGGCATCGTGTCGAAGCTGGCCCCGCTGATGCGTCCGCCAGGCTCGGGCGCAACGTCTGATTTTGAGTTCCGCCAATACTTGGCCGCTCTGCCGCAGCTTGCCCAAACCGTCGAAGGCCGCAAGCTGATCCTCGATCAGATGCGCGCTTTGAACAATCACAAGGTTGCAGTCGGCGAGATCAGCGAGCGCGTGATTGCCGGCGAGATCGACCGCAAGTCGGCCGACGCCGAAATCCGCAAGTTGGGAAATCCGCTTGGCTTGTGGCGGCAGAAACCAGAAGCCTTGCCGCCGACGCCGCAAGCTGCGCCGCAGCAGGGCGCCCCGGTCGTCAACATGGGCAATCAGATCATCGAACAGGGCCGACAGATGATCCAGTCCGGCCAGATCAACTCGCAAGCCGCCATCGAGAGCGCCATCCGCGCCATCGAGAGCGGTGTTGATCGTGCCGCTGTGATTCAACGCTTGCAAACGCTCGGCATCCCCGTGCCGCCCGAGCTGATGCAGCCCGCGGCCCCACAGCCAGCGCCGCAGCGCCGCGGCACGCTCAACCGCGAGGTGATCCGCAATGGCTAATCCGGCCGATGCGCTGTTTGCCGATTTAATCGCACCGACACCGGATCGTCCGGCCAATCCGGCTGATGCGCTGTTTGCTGATCTGGCCACGCCCCAACAGCCCACAACGCCATCCGGGTTTGTCCGCGACGTCGGCAAGTCGACGGCGGCCGGCGTGGTCAAGGGTGCTATCGGTATTGCGGCATTGCCGGGAGCGGTCGAACAGCTCAGCCGCATGGGCATCAACTACGCCGGCCGGCAATTGGGCGCACAAGGCGAGGTCGTCAATCCGCAAGCCGCTTTGCCGCAGTTTTCCGACATCAAAAAGAAGGTGGAGGACAACGTCACTGGCGAGCTTTACAAGCCGCAGACGACGGCCGGCCGCTATGCTGGCGCCGTGGCTGAGTTCCTGCCTGGCATGCTGTTTCCGGTGGCGGGCGCGGCTGGTGCGGGTGCACAGCTCGGGCGCCGCTTTGCGCTCAATGTGGCCGGGCCTGGCGCAGTCAGCGAAACGGCAGGTGAGGCGACCAAGGGCACGGCGCTTGAGCCTTATGCCAGAGCTGGTGGCGCGCTTCTAGGCGGCGTGGCTCCGCAGATGATTGGCCGTGTCGTGTCACCGGGCGCGATCAATCGCAGCTCGGCAAAAGGCGTCGAGCGTGCCGAGTACGTCGATGCCATGCGCAAGGAAGGCGTGCCGTTGTCGGCGGGCGACATCAGCGGCAATCGCTCGATCCGATGGGCAGAAAGCGTTGCGGCCGACACTCCAGGCGCGGCAAGCAAGGCGGCCGTATTCCGCGATGCGCAGTCGGAAAAGTACGTTGAAGCTGTGTTGAAGAAGGCGGGAATCGACGCCAAGGCGGCCACACCAGAGGTTATTGATCAGGCGTTCACGCGCATTGGCAGCGCATTCGAGTCGGCTGCGCAGCGTATCGCCGTGCCGCTCAATGTCCAGTCGGGCGCTGTCAATGTGCAATCGCGCGTGGCCAAGATCGCCGACGATTATGAGCGCATCACCGAGCCGTCGTTGCGCAGCGCGCTCCCACGCGCCATTGCCGACGACGTGGCGTCGCTGGCCGCTCAGAACAGCCACATGACGGGCGACATCTATATTGTCTGGCGGTCTCAGCTAGGGTCCGCCGCACGCAACGCACAAGATCCCCGTACCCGTGACGCGCTTTATGCAATGCAGAACACGCTAGACGACATCGCAGAGCGGTGGGTGTCGTCGACAGGGCGGCGCGACGTGGCGCAAACGCTGCGAACCGCTCGGAAAGAGTATCGCAACCTGCTGGCCATCGAACGCGCAGCGATCAGTGCTGGAGAGGGCGCAGCGCTCGGCATTTTCTCGCCGCAACAATTGGCCCAAGCCGTCAAAACCGTGCACGGGCAGCGCAACTATTCCCGCGGGCGTGGTGATCTTGTCGATTTGGCCCGTGGCGGCGCGGCACTCATGGCGCCGTTGCCCAACAGCGGCACGCCAGCGCGGCTTGTGATGTCGGCTCTCGGCGCTGCAGCTGGCTCGGCTGTGGCTGGCGCTCCAGGCGCGGCGGTCGGCGTGCTTGCGCCTTTGGTCGGCCAAGCGATTGCAGGCCGCAGCATCATGAGCCCGACCATGCAACGCTACCTCGGCAATCAGGTGGCGGCCCCCATGGTGAGCCTGCCAGCTGCGAACCGTATGTCGACGCGGTCTGGCGCGGCGGCACAGTTCAACGAAACTGAGAGTGAGCGCCAGCTCATCGCGCGGGCGTTGGCGCGTTAGGCACACAACACGGGATGATCATCATGGCAGACCCAGTCAACAACTTCAGCCCCCTCACGCCGGAGCAGCAAGCGATGAGCATGGAGGCAATGAGCACAATCGCGAGCGCGCGTCGCAGCATCGACAACATGTAGCAAAGGATTCAGGTCATGAACAATCAAGGCGACATTCTTCAGCAGCTCACGCCCGAACAAATCATGATGCTTCAAGCGTTGCTGTCCGGCAGCGGCGGCGCCGGCCAGGCCATGCCCGCGGAGCAAGCGCAGGCAATGGGGCAGATGCCAGCGGTGAGCAATGGAGCCCCGCCGCAGATGATGCAGCAGCAGGCTGGCATGAACCCAGCCGCACGGCAGAAGATGATTCAAGAGCTGATGCGCCGATAATCGCCCAAACCTAGTGCCTGCGTATCATCCAAGGATAACGCCCCTTGCCCCGCAACGGATCAGGCACCTATTCAGTCCCGACCACGTACACATCTGGTCAGACCATCACCGCCGCGGTCGTCAACTCCAACTTCTCCGACGTTGGAAGCGAGCTGACCAACAGCGTCGCGCGCGATGGTCAAACCACAATGACTGGACCGCTGAAGGCGGCCAACGGCACAGCGGCGGCGCCGGCCGTGACGTTCGCCGCGGATACAGACACCGGCATCTATCGCAAGAGCGCCAACACAATCGGCGTGGCGTGCGGTGGCTCCGAGGTGGCGGCAATCTCGTCGTCTGGCATCGAGCTTTCATCGGGGTTTGTGACCGTCATGCCGCCCGGCGCCATGATGCCGTATGTCGGCACGTCTGCGCCGACAGGATGGGTTCGCGCGAACGGCCGCACCATCGGCAACGCTTCCTCGAGCGCAACGGAACGCGCCAACGCTGACACAGAAGACCTGTTTACTGTTCTATGGGACAGCTACAGCGATTCGGTCTGTGCCGTCTCGTCTGGTCGAGGCGCGTCGGCTGCCGCGGACTATGCCGCGAACAAGACAATTGCGCTTCCCGATTTGCGCGGCCGATCGTTCTTCGGCCTCGATGACATGGGCAACAGCGCGGCATCGCGCCTTGGCACGGTCATCACGTCGGCAACCACTAACGGCGCATCAGGCGGCACGGAAACCGTTGCTCTGGCGACCGGCGAACTGCCGAGCCACACCCACGGCCCCGGCACGCTGGCAACGTCCTCGGCCGGCGCGCACACGCACGACATCACGGGCGGTACGTCGGCCAACACCGAGACGGCGGGCGCGGGACCACGCGTATCCAACATCACGGCGGGGCAGCCCGTCATCGGCGTCGCTGGCGCGGCCTCGGCCGGCGCGCACACCCACAGCGTTACCAGCGGCGTAACTGCGGCGACCGGCTCCGGCACGGCGCATTCCAACATGCCGCCCGCTTGGCTCGCAACCTTTATCATCAAGCTCTGAGGTCAAGCGATGTCGCGCAGCGCCGGCACTTATACGCTCCCGTCTAATTCCGTTTCGCCAGCCGTGGCGGACACGGTAATCAGTCCTACCGACTTCAACGCGGTGATGGACGATATTGAAACGGCGGTTAACGAAAGCACCTATACCGCAGGGCTTGGCGCGACCGACAATCGCCTCGTGCGCACGGATGGGACCGACACAAAGAAAATTCAGGGTGCCAGCGTCACGCTCGACGATAGCGCCAACATGTCGGGTATCGCTGCACTGTCGGCGACAACGATAGAGCTGGGGCACGCAACGGATACTACCCTTGCGCGGTCTGGTGCGGGCGATATCACCATCGAGGGCAACGCAGTCTATCGGGCCGGCGGTGTGGATGTTGCCCTCGCCGATGGCGGCACGGGCGCGAGCCTGACAGATCCGAATGCCGATCGAATTATGTTCTGGGACGACAGCGCCAGCGCTGTGACGTGGCTTGAGGTCGGGTCGGGGTTGTCGATTACAGGGACGACGCTATCGGCAAGCGGCGCGGCCGGCGACGTGACGGCAGCCTCGGCATTTGCAACGGATAACCGTCTGATCCGTTCGGACGGCACCGGCAAGGGGGTGCAGGCATCCGGCATTGACATCGACGATAGCGATGTGATGACCACGCCGGGGCGGATCATCGCGACCAAGAACGGTGCGCTCGATGCGCCTACCATCGCCGTTAATGGCACTCCAATAAGCGGGGGCACGGCGACAACGACCAAACCGCTCGTCTTACTGGAGCACGGCGGCGCGACAAGCAACGCATGGAGCACGAGCGGCACGGTTCTGGGAATCAACTTTCCCACTGGTTTTACTGGCAACGCAATCGACATTCAGCGGAACGCTGTAAGTGTGCTCTCATGGTCGACTTCCACAGGCTGGAGATTTGGGTCAAACGTCAACTTAACAGTAAGTGGGGCCACACTTTCCTGGACCGGTTTAGGAAATACAATTCTTACATCTCCAGCAGCCGCAACGCTTCAATTCGGCGCCACCGATACAGCGTCTCCGGTCGCTCAGACGCTCCGCGCCCAGGGCTCTCGCTCTGGCACTGATACCAACGTCGGCGGCGGCAACCTCACGATTCAGGCCGGCACGGGCACGGGCACGGGAACGGCAGCCTCGCTGATCCTGCGTTCGCCCGTGACTGTCGCGTCTGGCACAGGCGCTCAAACGCAGACGACGGGCCTGACGATCACGAGCGGCGTGCCCTACGTGCCGAGCTACACGGTAGCTGGTGCGCCGTCTGCCGCGACTGCGGCCGGCATCATTTACGTGAGCAACGAAACCGGCGGCGCCGTGCTCGCGTTTTCGGATGGCACCAATTGGCGCCGCGTCACAGATCGCGCGATTATTGCTTAAGGACCGACGATGAGCGAGACACCAGAAGTCCCGACCGTAAAGCCGCAGATCGAGACACCGCCTCCTCCCTACGATCCGCGCTATCAGAACGCGGTGGCGACGTACACCGAGACGGCCGACGCGATTGTGCAGGAATGGCACGTCGAGACGTGGCCGATCGACCGGGTGAAAACGATCTATCGCAACCGGGTGGAAGAGGAAGCGGAGCGCATCCGTCTGCGCTACATCACGCCGGGCGCTGGCATGGCGATGACCTACACCGAGAAGCATCAGCAGGCACAGGCTGTGGAGGCGATGGGAGAAGCGGCGGCCAACGCGCTGACGCCAGAACAGCGCACGTCTCAGTTCCCGACGCTGGCCGCATCGGTCGGCATCGAGGCGCCGACGCTGTGGGGCTGCGCCCTGCTGGTGATCCAGAAATACGAGCAGTTTGCACAACTCTCCGGTGCCATCGAGCGCGCGCGTTTGCTCGGTAAGAAGGCGATCAGTGATGCGTCCGATCAGGCGGCGGTTGTCGCTGCATATGGGGCGATCACATGGCCGAACCCGTAGCATCGAGGGATTGGCGCCAGAAGCACCGCGAAGTCCGCCACGAGCGCACGACCGAGGTGCGCGCCGAGACGCTGCCCGCTGATGTCGTCGACCTCATCACCGACATGGCCCAGCAAGTCGCGCGGATCAACCTCGAGCTGATCGACGCGAAGCAGCGGCTAGCGGCCATTGAGTCCATCGAGATCGACAAGCGG